CAGTTGATGCAAACAACAATCGTTATGTGCTAGAATATGAAAGACATAGAAGTATTCCTACTTTAGGAGCAAAAAATGAAGATGGTAAAGTTTTTGATAAAAAAGGAGTAGTAGATTATATAATTGAATTGTATAACAAGTATCATTGTAGTAGCGCAACAGTAGAAGATGTAGCTATGAATCGTAGTATTTTTCAAGCATTAAATGACGAAAGAAGACGAATTAATCGTTATGATATTAGCGTAATTCCTGAAAAACCAGGAGGACAACAGAAAAGAAATAGAATTTATTCAGGTTTATCTGGCATTTTTAGTGTAGGTTCCTTATATTTTAGAGAAAATATGTTTGATTTAATTAACGAAATCATTACATTTGGACCAAGAATGGCTCATGATGATACAATTGAGGGACTATATTATGCTAATTTACACGCTTTTCCCCCTAATTATAAACAAAATGGGTCAAAAGATAAACCAAAATGGTATAAACCTAAAAGAAAAGCTAAAAATTGGTTAGTTGCTTAATGTGGGAATTATTTAAAGATAAAAACGAATACAATGAAAAGAATATTATAGGATTTCTTTCATTTGCACTTATGTGCATATTTGGTATTGTAGATTTAGCAATGGGTATTATAGGAATAGAGCTTATGGTAAATGATTATATTTACAATTCATTTGTTTGGGTAACTTTAGGTTCATTTGGAATTTCAGCATCAGAAAAAACTTTTAAAAAATAAGGAATAAGTTATGCCACAATACAGTCAATATAAAAACGAATCAAAAGAAGATTTTGAAAAAAGAATGAAAGGGCAATTGCCTAAAGGGTTGCAACACGATATGTCTAAAGAAAATGTATTTGCGCATCAAAAAGATTTAAAAAAAATGGGTTATTATCAAGGAAAATTAGATAGTATTTGGGGACCAAAATCTCAAGCTGCGTATGAAACATATCTTAAAAATCCTCCAAAAACAGCTCAAGAGCATTCAGTAGAAAAATTAAGAAGCGGTGGTTTGTTTGGTAAACAAGGACAACGCTTAATAGATTATTTAAAAACTATAAGAAATAAATAATGCCAAGATTTGGAAAAAAATCACAAGAAAAATTAAATACTTGCGACCCAAGATTAATAGAACTTTTTGAAAAAGTAGTTGAAGATTTTGATTGCACTGTTTTGCAAGGACATCGTGGCGAAGAAGAGCAAAACAGATTGTTTGAAGAAGGGTTTAGTAAATTAAAATTTCCAAAAGGTAAACACAATCAATATCCATCATTAGCTGTAGACGTAGCTCCGTATCCAATAGATTGGGAAGATAGAGAACGTTTTACATATTTTGCTGGATTTGTTATGGGTATC